CATATACGCACTCACCTTCAGATAAATGATATGCTTCTAATATTTTAGTTTTTAGATTGTAAATAAAATCAATTATTTTTCCTTTGGTTACAATTATTTGTTTTTCTTGTCTTGGGTTAGTTTGATAATGCATTCCTCTAAAAGTAAATTCTTTTAAATTTTTACTTATATTAACTTGGTCCCATTTTTTTGTATCTATACAAGTAAGAGAACCTCTATCATCTTGGAATTCATTTAATTTCACTAACATATTCAAATAATGTTTTAGTTATTGGTGTTTCTTTATAATTTGTTTTTAATCCATACCTTCTATCATGTCCTAATCTATCTTCTACTGATGTTATAAGAGGTTCTGTCTTAAGAATTTCTCCTACTTTTTGGATTATATGTTTATTAGTTAATCGTTCCTTAGAACCGATATTTCGGATTCCTTCATCTGAATCTAACATATACCTAAATACTTGTCTAACATTATCTTCTACCCAAATCCATTCTCTAACTTGTTTTCCATCTCCATACATTGGTATTTCTTTTTTATTTTTTATACAATCAATAATTGTAGGAATAAATTTTTCACTATGTTGTCTGATACCAAAGTTATTACAAGTTCTTGTTATAAGATAAGGTAGACCATAGGTGTGTCCACAACTTTGTACAATTAAATCTGCTGATGCTTTGGTTGATGAATAATAAGATGATGGTTTTAATTCATGAGTTTCATCTACTTCATCAACAAATAGAAATTCTAAATCACCATAAACTTCATCGGTACTGATTTGTACAAACTTTTTTAATTTAGGATTTTTTCTTGCAAGTTCTAAAAGATTATAAGTTCCTTGTATGTTTGAGTTTACAAATGGTAATCCATCTTTGATACTTCTATCTACATGAGATTCTGCTGCAAAGTTTACAAGATAATCATATTCACCTAAATCTTCTTTAGTTACATCACATATATCACTTACTAACAATTCAGTATCCATTGGTAACCAATCCTCATTTGATGCGTATGTCATTTTATCAATAACTAAAACTTCAATGCCTTTACTAACACATAAATCCACGAATGATGAACCAATAAACCCTAAACCACCAGTTACTACTACTTTCATATTAAAATTTAACTTGGGAAAATCCTTTTTCTTTTTTAATTTCAATCAAACCATCTACAACATCTCTCATTGAATCAATATGTGAGATTACCATAACGAAATCAAACTGAGTTTTAAGATATGTAAACAACATAAATAAAGATTGTAAGTTCTCACTATCTAATGTTCCAAACCCTTCATCTATCACAAGGAAATTAGGTCTTGGTAGGTTACATACATTGATTAAAGCAACTCTAATTGCTAACCCACTAATAAATCTTTCCATACCACTACACATTTCTAAACTCCATCTTTGGTCTCCATATACAAGATATGCATTAATGTTCTTACCATCAATCTCTAACTGCATTCCGAAGTCTACTATTTGACCTAAAATATTATTTACCTCACCCTCAATCATTGGTAATGCTTTTTCAATCAATTCATAAGATACACCATCTTTAGAAAGAGCATTTAAGTAGAAATCAAATAATCTACTCTGAGATTCTAGTTCTTTAACCTCATTGATTCTATCTTCAATAGTTTCTTTTTGGTTTTGTAATGCCGATACTTTACCATTTAATTTAAGGATATCTGTATTAACTCCTTTGAGTTCATCCTTAACAATTTTAAGTTTTTCTCTTACTCCACTAATCTCATCTCTGATTTCTCTATTCTTATTAATTTGCTTTTCATTCTTGTAATATTCTTTTATAAGAGTATCTTGTTGAGTAATTTGTTGTGAATTTCGTAATTCTTCAGTTTCAATTGTTGATAACTTGTTTATAAGTCCACCAATCTCTCTATCAATCTTATCTTCTTTTTCTTGTGCCTCTTGAAAATTACTCCACTCTTTTTCATAACCTTTTAAAGAATCTATTTCAATATTTAAATCTAATTTTTGTTTCTCAAAATCTTGTAAGTAACTTTCACCATCTTGAATTTTAGAATCTACTTCTACTTTTGTTTCTAAAATAGATTTAGAATTTTCCATACAAATATTACAATCTTCATTATATTTGTGAGAATCTAAATGTTCTTTTCTTTCGTATAAAGATTCTAATTTTATATTTACTTTTTCTATTTCTGTGTCAATATTACTTAAATTCTTCTTTAATGTTTTTAATTTTGTAATTCCTTCTTCTAAATCTTCTTCATCAAACTTATCTAATATTTCTTCTAATGTAAGTTGTAGTTCTTCTCGATGTGTAATTCTATCTTGTGTAGATTTTTTATTTGTTTGAATTGTATCTCGTTTGGATTCGAGGATGTTAAATCTTTTTTCTAACTCTTCTATCGATACTCCACTATCAGCATTTAGATTTACAATTTTTCCATTAAGGGATATAATCCTTTTGTTCAACACATCTTCTTCGTCCTTTAAAGATTTTTGGTTTATCTCTAATAACTTATACTCGTTTTTGTTTGACTTTAAATCTGTGTCGATTTCCGCTAATTTTGTCGTAAAATCATCCGACTTGAATTTTCTGATAAGTGTTGCATTATCTCGGTTCTCATCAGATGCTTTCTGATATAGTTTATCAAAGATGTTTACACCTATGAATTGTGAAAGTATTTCTTTTCTTTCACTTTGTGATTTATCTATAAACAGTGCATTGTTTCCTTGTAGGGAAAGAGCAGTAAGGACGAAATCTTCAAACTTACCTAAGTACTTTTCTATTTCTTTATTAGTATCTTTTCGTTGTTCTCCATTAAGTGATTCTATAACTCCATTGTCATCACTCCAAAAGTTTACATCAACCTTAACAGATGTACCTTTCCTAACATACTTTGCTTTTCTCTCAATGAAGTAATCTATTCCATCTATCTCAAAGTTAAACTTACAATAGAAAGTTGATTTACGATTGTTTAAAACGTTTTTAGAAATATTTGTACGAGAAGTTTTATCATAGATACAAAACGATAGTGCATCCCACATAGAAGATTTACCACTTGCGTTAGGAGCAAAGATACCCATGATACCTTGTGCTTTATCAAATCGGATTAAATTACCTTCACCATACGAAAACATATTAGAGAATTCAAATTGTTTTGGTGTCCATAGAATGTTACCCATTGAATCCGAATCATCTATATGTGAATTTAGTTCTGAGTTGATTTCTGCAATCTTATCCAACTCTTCATCTTCTAACAAATACTGTCTTTCTAAGTAATCTCTGATGAGTTGATTTTGGAAGGTTTCATCTTTAACATTACCAACAATGTTTTTGTTTACCTTTTGATTTGTTTTTAGTTGTCCGATTGTATCAGTTCTTGTTACAGTAACTTCAGCAACTTTGAATAACTTCTTTAGTTCAGTTATTTTTCTCTTCATATCAGAAGCTTCTGTTCTTGTGAATCTCAATCTTAATCTTGGATACTTTGGAAGTTTAGTACCAACTTCATCATACACCCATTGAGGTATTTTACCATCAACTACATCAACTGTTAAGAATCCATAATCATTGTGGATATGATGTTCTGTAAAAGTTCTTGTAGGGATATCCCAAAGTAGATAACCATGGTTTTCCAATAACTCACCATGATTCTGTTGAACCATAGAACCAGCATATGCAATGTGTTCATAACCAGGTCCAAATGTTTGTCTTTTATGGATATCACCCAACATGGCCATATCGAATCCATCAAACATATCTACTTGAAATGAGTTAGAGGAAACGGTATAGCCGATATCTGTTTGAGCTTTGTTTACCGGTCCATGAAAAAGACAGATTGTATTTTCTCCATCAATGGTATTTCCTTTAGGCCAATTTTCTTTGTTATCCAATATAGAATAGACAACGAAAGTAAGATTATGGATATTGTAAACACCAGTATCACGAAGATAATGAATTCTATCGTTTCCAAGATTTTGGATAATAGGTGTGAGTACATCGAGTCTGTGTGAATTATTTAAATTACAATCATGGTTACCTGTGATTAATACAGTTTCTCTTAACTTAGCACATTCGGTAAGAAACCAACTTATTTCATGTACTAGTTCTGGTGACATCTCAGTTTTTGCGTGAGCAATATCACCTGCAATATAGATTAGAGAATCCTCTATATTGTCTTGTTTAACTTGTTTTAAGAATTTTTTGAATACGAATTTGTATTCTTTGTGCCTTTGGAGATTTCTAATATGTAAATCTGCCAAATGGTAAACTTTATTTATTATCATAAACCTTTTAACTTTTGTGATATAACATCACCGAATCCTGTTTTCTTAGATTCTTTTAATTTATTATTTACTTCTGTGAATCCCATATCAGATGCATCTTTGTCTGTGGGTTTAATGTTTTTTGTTTGAATACCTTGGTTGGTATATTGCATAGTGTAATGTAACGCTTGGTTTTGAGCATCTTCATCTAATAAGATGTTAAGATTTTTTACTCCATTACTAAATATAGCATCATTTAATTTTCTAGGTACGAACTTACCGAGTATAGGAATTGCATTTCGTTTTACTGCAATTGCATCAAATACACCTTCTACTAATGTTATAGGTTCATTCCAATTTATTTGGTTTTCGAACATGATAACGTTTTTAGAAACCGGTGGATTTTTATATTTAAACTTTTCATCGATAAAGACCGACCTGGCGATAAAATAGTTAAGTCTATTATCAGAATCATAAGAAGGAATAATAATCCTACCAGAGTACATACCACCATCACAATATCCAATGTTATACTTGATAATATCTTCATTACTGATTTTCCTATCTTTAGCATATTGAATTGATTTTTTATATATTGGGTTAATTTTACCCTTTGGTTCTTTTAAAAGTGATTTAAATTCATTTGGTAATCGTAATTCTATCTTTTCATCTTCAGTATCTTTACTATAAACTATGTAATCATCACCATAGATTTCATATAATTTCTTTAATTTACGAGAATCTACATGAAGTCTTTTAAGTAATCTCTGAATCTTTCTTCCCTTTGCATCACAAACCCAACAATGCCAATATTGAGTTTTTAAGTTAATTTGTAACTTTTTCTTATGATGATGACAAAATGGACAATAGTGAGCCTGTTCATCATTTTTCATAGATGTACCAGGGCCCAAAACATCATTTAATATATTTATAACTTCTTGTTTCTCGTGATGTGAGAGCATAATTACACTTTTAACAATACAAATATACGAAATTATTTCGTAATTTCCAAGTCTTTTCTAAAAAACTTTCCTAATAAATTATCATTTAGGGATAAATCATCTCCTAATACATCGTGTGCGAACTGTTCTTGTAGTTCATAATAGGTTAAAGCCTTCTTAGTTTTACAGAATCTAAGTATTTTTAGTTCTAATGTATCGTTTATTTCTCCTCTTGGTTCTTGTTCTAAGGCCATTTCGTTTGAATGAAACCATAATTGTACTGATGGGTTTGATGAACGATAATCTACCCACTTAGATTCTTTGATTACTTTTCTTTTTCTTTTATAACCCTTTAATGGTGGTAATGTTCTATGTGAATATAGGGATTTTTTCCCAATATAATATTGACCAGTTTCACCATTGGTTATTTTGTATATGAATCCGATAGTACCTTCTGGCATATCTGATATTTCTGTTATACTTCTTCCGTTATATGTCCAACTCATAGTTAAAAATCTTGAAATCATCTCTGTATCTCTCTCTAATCCAATCTTTCATCCATGTTTCAGTATAAAAAGATTTATAATAATCTTCTTGTTTTAAATTTGGATGCTTATCATATATTGGATTTCTATTTCGATGTGGGATAGATTTATTAATATTTATTTTATTAAATAATAAATTAACTTCATCAACAAAGTTTTCATACTTTCCAATGTAAGTTAATTCTTTTGTTTTATCCAACTCCGTGTTTACATAGTAACTTTGCGGGATTAAGTGTAAATCTTTTGTATCTACTTTTCTAATGTAGTATTCAAAATTTTGATTTGTCAACTTATTTCTTTTTTGATGAAAATATTCTGATAGAAATCTTGTATATGGATTTCTTACTATTGTGAATTTAAAATAATCAGAAATATTATCTTTTACTTCTAGTATAGAACCATGGGTTGATATTGATTCAGTTCCCTCTACTGTATTAAGTATATGAGAAATGGATGAACCTCCTGTTTTTGGTATGTGAATATATACCCATTTATGAGTACGATTGATTAATAAACTCAAATTGAAAAATTAATAAGTTACGTTATCAGAATATTTTGTCTGATTTAACTTTCCTCCTCTCGCATTTGCAAGAGCTTTATTATCTTTGTGTAGTTTATTCTGATTATCTGCAGAAATAGGAGTCTTATCCTTATTGTTATCTGCAAGTTTTGCAAATTCTGATTGTTTGTATTTGTCAAGTATTGATGCCATAGTTTCTATCTCCTTTGTATTATATAAATATAGATTAAGTATCTAAACGAATAATAAAGTTTACATCGTAATCAGGTAAATTCTTTATTGGTTTAGGTAATTTTGCAACTGCAACCATCTCTCCACTCTTATCATATAACCCAATAGTTGTTATATATGGAGCTAAATAAGAACCTGTTGGGTCTATTGAAGCAGATGCTTCGTAATCATCCCAAGAACCACTTATTGATGAATTGAATGAACCTGATATTGCAGGCTTTCGTTTGATATCTTCTATTATTGTAATTTTTTTAGTCCCAGCAGGTTCATCGTTAAATATAGAAGTTGTTTCAAAATCATAAGAACCACTAATTTGAACTTCTACTGCTGATGGGTTTTGTGAATAATTAAATTCACCTGCTTTTGCATTTACGAATATTTCAGTTTCGTAAATTGTTTTTGTTGATTTGTATGTTAAAGTATATTCATGAAAATTACTTACACCACTAAATACTATTAATCCATCGGAATAAAATATATTTCCAGTCAATGCTTCATCTATATCTACGCCAGGAAAAAGAGTATCTAATTTAACTGATGTTTCAAGGGTTGAGTTTGGTAAATCTATTTTTACAATAGTAACTGTACTAGTTTGCCCTTGAAATGTCATACTAGCTAAACCAGTTTCTGCATTGAAATTGGTTATTGTTCCATTAAATATTTGTAAATCTCTATCTTGTAATTGTACATCACCTGAATTAAAGTTTATAGATAAAAGAGTATAAGTTGAATTACCCGAACGCATACCTCCATCTCCACTATCTGAATATGTTGTACTGTTTGTATTATCAACTACTGTTACAGAACCAGGTTTAATTTCTTCACCATATTTTGCTTGTGGAATTTTTATTATGAAAATTGTATTACCAATAGTTCTTTCACTTTTTATATTACCTATATTTGATACCTTTCCAAAAAGAGTTAGTGGATTACCATCGTTAATATAATATTTACTTTTTATTGAATCATAAAGAGGTTCAGTAAATAATTTTGGTTGATTTGATGCTGATATAAATGAAGAAGAACCAGAATCAAATAAAGCGGCTGCTAGAGAAGCTGATATTATATTTATATCTTCTGCATCATTTCCATTAGTGATTGAGAAATCTTTAAATACTTTAAAGCTTCTTCTAGATATGTTTGATTTTTGAATTGTTTTTAACATAGTATAATTCCTCTATATAAATATATGGAAATAAAAAACCCCATTCACGATGGGGTTTGTTTATGTTTGAAATGCGTGCCTACGGTTTAAAAATCAAGTTTTACTTTGATTAATACTTCTTTATCAAATGATTTAGGGATTGGTTGTGATGTTTTAGCCACCGCAATCATTTCATTTGAATCACTAAATAATCCAATTGTTGTTATAAATGATTTAGGGTCTCTTTCAAAAGTTGATTCTGCAAATGAACCATCTGAACCAGTCGTGTAAGTTGGATTGTTAGAGAAGTTAAATTCTCTGTTTGTTGCTCTTACGAAGTAATGAGATGTAGAAACATTCTCTGTTCTTCTTGCTTGAAAATCTCCTCCACCTGCAATACCATTCCACAAGTGTTTGTGATTTTGTCCTTCAACTGTAATTGAATCCGAACCACTTAAATCACCACCGGTTGTTGTTAAGCCATATTGTTCAGATAATGCACTTGGGTTAAGAACTATAATACCTTGGTCAGGATAGAATTTACCAAATCCTCTACCATTTGCATCATATCTTCCACCAATTGTTGCTTCTGCTTCTGTTCCTAAGTTTAATGAACCACTTACTACATCAAATACTCTACCAGCTTTTCCAACTGTATCTGAGAATTTCTTTCCACTATCATCAATCAATACTGCTTCTGATTTTGAACCACTAATCTTTAATGACCAGTTTCCAGCATCCATTTTTTCTTTATATCTTGCACGAGATAAATTTATAATGTAAACATCATCTGAAGCAAATGTTGCTCCTGATGAAGATGCAAATAAGAATTTATCATCTCCTTGGTCAAGAAGTAAGTTTTTATATTGAGCATAAGTTGCTTTAGTTGCTAATGTTGATGTATCATCATTATCTAATGATATTGAACCACTACCAAATTTGTGTCCATATGCTAACGCAAATTGTACTGAGGATAAGTCTGCAGTTTGATATACATCATAGTAATAGTTTTTACTTGCAGCTGATTGAGCAGATGATGTAAAGAATGTAGTTAAACTTCCTGTATCACCACTCCACAAACCAGTTGTAACTACTTCTACTTTACCAGTCACTTGGTCAAACTCACCAAATCTTTTGTAAATACCAGTAGATATCTGTCCACCAGATGCACCTAGTTTATCACCACCAGTTAAATACTGATTTATTATCTGTGATAATTGTTCAGAAGTTAGGTTACCTTGGTTCGCATCTAAGTAAGATGCTAACTCTGATGTTAAGTTTACTCCTGCTTGTCCTGTTATATTTGCCATTTTCTTTTTTCCTTTTTATTAACTTGGTTGTACATAAGTAACAGTCACAGGAACGGTTTGTGAACCACCGGTCTCGTTACCATATACTGTAATAGTTGTTTGAATCGTTGCAGTTATATTTGGATTTGGAATAAATGTAAATTCTAATCCAGTTTCAATTGCAGCAGTTGCAGTTATCTCATCACCCAAGAATGATGGAGTTGAACTTGCTCCAGCCGATAATCCACTTCCAACAATAGAACCTGCGTTTTTGTTAGAAAGAATAACAGTATATCCACTCTGTGTATTACCACTTGGTGAAGTAGTAGGGGAAAGTTGAACTTGACCTGAGTTCTGATTAACAGAGATAGATGGAATACCAAATTCTACTTTTGGAATTTTTGTTGTTCCTTTTGGTAATGTTACCAATTTATATTTTAATACTTGTGTTTCATCTGGAGATGCTTCCGTAATTGGAATTGCTTTAATTGCCGCATCATAAAACGCACTTCCCTTTGGATGTGCTGGTTCGTAAAGTGTGTAATCTACCTCATCATCACCTAATGCGAATTTTGAGATATTTAAACCTTCACCAGATGCTAACTTCTCTCTACCCTTTTTGGTCAAGATAGCATCTACTGTAATTTCTGTGTTATTTAAATAAGCCATAGTTTCTTTCCTTGTTGTTATTCAATATATAAATATAAGTATTTTATAAAATTAAATAATTATAATGTTTTTTCTTAATCTACTTCTAAAATTGGTTCTCCGCTTCCTCTACCTGCATCCGAAACTCTTAATGTATTTGGATTAGTAGTAAACGTTTGAACAGGTGAACCGCCATCTAAAGTAGTAGCACTTGTTTGTTTTGAACCATTGAAGAACGAATTCTCCATTCCACTTGTTAAATCACCAACGTTACTATAATGTGTTGGGAAATAACCGTTTAGTGCAGTAACCTCTACAATATCACCTGCAACAGATGAACTTGTTTCATTTCCATCAGAACCAGTAAATGGTAAAATATTTACTTTAAATCTGTGTTTTGTTGTTGAAACCAATTGTGTACCTAATGATGAATCGTTTGCATCAATATTTTCTGGTACATCTTGAGTAAACTGTTCTTTTAATAAATATACCTTAACTCTTTCTTTTACAAAATTATTGTTTTTATCTAATCTTGTTCTTACCGCAGTACCATTCACACCATACAATCCAAAACCAGCTTGTGTTAATGATTCTGGTCCCATTCCTATTTGTTGATATGCAGTTGAATCAAACTCACCTTGTGCTGAACCTGTAAACGATGCATCAACAGTAATACTTATACCTCCCATGTTAGAACCAGAGTTTGTTGTAATTTCTCCTGTTGTTACAACATTATCAGATTGAGTAATTATTGCTAGATAATCAGTTCTATCTCCACTTAAAATATGATTATCAGATGCAGTTACTATTGTTACATAATTATCCTTTGTACCTGCTAAGCTAATATCTGCAGAGGAAGATACAATACCCTCAATTCCTTTATTAGAAAAGTTAATTGTAATATCTTCTTGAGTATTTATTTTAGATTCATAATTGTGTTTACTTGCAACAGTTGGTTTTTGTTCAATCTTACTTCTTTCAAGAATATGAGGTTCTATTAATAAACCACTAGATACTTTAGCTCTCGCTGGTGTTAATGATTCTAATACATCAAATAATGATTTATCTATGTATCTAACTAATTGAATATACTCATTTATATTTAACGAATATCTATCAAAGTAATAGTTTCTTAGTGTTTTTAATTCACCATACTCAGGAGAAAAATCATCGGCAGGATTACCAATATAATTTCCTATATCGAATCCACCAAGTGATTTTAATATATCCATGTTGATTTCTTTGATTGGTGAGAAAAATAATCCTAACCTATTTGAATCAATCGGTGCATTATCAAATGATTTTTTAGTTGCTCTACTTTTGTAAGTTAAATCTGATATTATTGTTTGAGTTTCAAATCTAATTTTATTACCAACATTGAATCCACTTGCAGGTACATCAGCAGTTACATCTCTATCATATGGTATATAATTATATGGATAATCTGATATGTTTTCAAAGTTTGATGCAGTCGAAAAGGTTGCATATGAAGTTGTTAGTGCAACGTTTTTAATCTCTACATCAGTTCCTCTATTTTTTGGATATTCAAAATCATTTCTAAATATTAAATCAGTAGTTGAAGCAGATATATGATTACCATCTATTGCATCAGGTAATAAAGTATGATTATCAATTTTGTTTTCATCTAATGCAGTTCTCCATAATCTAATTTCATCAACCGAACCTGTTAGTGTTTGTCCTACATGGAATTCACTACCACTTGTCCACGCTTTAGTTGTTGTTGTTAATGAAGCACTTACTTGATTTCTTATTCTTCCTTGAACCGCTTCTTTTGCAAAAATTTCAAAGGTATCAGAAGTACTTCCACTAGCTCTATTTATAACTATCTGAGTATATTCATCATTGAATATAGGCATTGGATTTGTAGATGCAGATTCTGCTCCTACTGTAAGTTTTATTTGTCCTAGTGAACCTGTACTCGTGTTTATAATATCTACTGACCAGTTACTTGCAGATATTATTTGTTGGTCTTGTTTTTGGTCTGTATTTAATGTAAGTTCAACTGAGTTAGGATACTCATTAGAGAAACTACTATTATATTTTTTCCAAGGAATAGAAATGAAACTTCCACTAACTAAACTAATAGCCGCGGTTCTATCTTCAAATGAGAACTTAGTAGTTCCTTCTTTACTTGGGTCTTTTGGTCCTCCAAACTCCATCACAGTTAAAAGTGATTGTGGAATACCATATATACTCATAGCCGCATGAAGTGCTCTTTTTGTACCTTTATGTTTATTAAGATATGGTAAGTTATTTAGTATTCTTCTCCATATTTCAGATTGCCTATCTTTACCACTCATGTTAGATACAACTGTACCATCTGAATGTTTACCAAATGCATATTCCCAAAGAAGTTGAGATTTAACTCCCATATCAGCATCCCAACCAAGAGATTCTAACATATGATAAACTAAATCATTTACAATACCTACATCATATTTGTTTTCAGTTTTCTTAGATTTAGAAATACCTTCTATATGAGCCCATATATTATCAAAGTGTTGTCCAACCATATCAAAGAATAATGTAAACTCTTCTCCTTTGAAATCATCTTGTATATGTTGTGGTAAGTTATTTACAAATCTTGATTTATTATCATAATCATAAGTTCTTGCAGATGATTGTAAACCACTATACCAATCTGTTACTGTTGTATCACTTGATGCAGATAATGTAGTTTGACCCGCACCAGGATAAGTTAAATCATTAAGGGATGAACTCGTATATAAGAACTTCTCAAATGAATCAAATCCTTTTTTAACATCATTTATTTTAGTTACTGTTTTTTCTCTTTCGTTTTGAATTGCAACAGAACTTGTTGTTGCTGAACCAGAATCTAAACTAAGAATTTTATTTTCATAAGATTCTATCAATTGAACTTTATATAAAAAGTTTGCACTTCTTTCTTCTGCAGAAGAATATTTTACAAATCCTGCCCAATTGTAATCATGTGCTCCTGTATCTTGTTTTACTTTACCATTATCTGTTTCTACTACTGTTGTAGAACTTGTTACATATAATATATCAAGTTTAGATAAATCAAAATCACTTGAAGAAATAAATTGATTAACAACATCTGTTGAAGTTGTTGAACCACTTGCTATTAAATCATCAAGAATTTGATATCCTATATCATCACCAACATCCAAGTTAAAGTTTGGTGTCAATGGTGTACATTCTGCAGTTTCACCATCTATAAGTGTGATTGTATCAATTATAGGAATTGATTGTATTTTAGATATCCAAGTTTTGTGATTTAAATTTATATCTTGTGGTAATGGTTCATATAGTTTTAAAACCAATGCCTTTACTTCTTCTACCTTTTTATTTTCGTTTGTTTCTTCATCAAACTTAAATGTAGATAATGAATTTTTATCAATATCCCAAGTTGCAATTAGTTTATTATTACCACCACCTAAGTGTAAATAATGTGTAAGGAAAGGAGAAACATCTTCAAATATTTTTTTATCAAATTGTTTTCTAAAACTTTCTTTAATATCATTAATTACAATTTCTCTTCTTAATGTTAAATCTCCTTTATCAAAAGTAATATTTATTACTTCAATTTTACCTTCTGTTCTTTCGTTTCCTTCAATATTAAAAGGAACTAAGTTTAAAGAGAATTGTACTACATCTGAATTTTCTGTAATGTTTATTCCACTTGCTTTTAAAACATCCGATACTTTGAATTTAGCTTTACCATTTGGTTCAAACTGTCCTAAGAAATTAGACCTAGTATCCTTGGAATATTTTCCTGCATAAACGTAAACAAAATTAGTGTTTATAGATTGCCAACTTACATCAAATGGTACATCGAATCCTTTGAAATCTGCACCAACAATGTTTTGTGGATAGTTTATATGAGTAATATCTGGACCAGGTAGGTATTCTCTACTTACTACATTTACATTAATCCTTTTTATATCTCCACTACCTGCCTTAGAAGAATTTGGTTGTAAGTAAATTACATAGTTACCAACACCATTATAGAAATCATTTTTATTTAAAATGATAGTTCCATTTGGTTTTAATGTTCTAGATGTTTTTCCTAATGTATAAACAACTTCATCTGTATTTTGTGTATTATAAACAATTTTTGTATCTTCTTCAGATAATATATTAACTTTTAAATTATCTATTGAAACATTTAAAATAGGTTTATTTACTTCTTCTTTTGGTATCTTAACTGAATTAACTTCTACTTTAGTATTACCAGGTGATAATACTACTCTTGTTTCAAGAGTTTTAATTGTATTAATTGATTTAGTTGTTGGAGCTTGAATATCATAACTTACAGTATGAGTTAAATTACTTATGTTATTTGGTTTGAAATCAACATAACATTGTTCTTTGGAAAGATTAGGTTTCTTACTTAAAGTTATTAAACCTTCATCTTCTAAGAGTCCTTCTTCTCCCCAAGATGTAATATATTTAATATCACCATCAACCATATTAGATTCAATTTCTATTGAATATACTTTTGGTTTTGGTGGGTCTATTACAATTTCATCTTTCAGTTTAAAAGTTAAATCTACTGAAAATGCTTTATTTATAGTACCTGTTATATCATTAATTTGATTATTAACATTTATCTCTTTTCCATTTTTTTCAACTCTTAATTGATAATATGAGAACCCAACTCTACCAACTGTAAGAGGTCTTGGTGGAATTGGTAATGGTTGTCTTTTTTGAAATCCTAAATAAACTTGTGTTCCAAATCCCCTTCTTTCAATATTAAATGTTTCATCTATTGGTCTTGGTTCAAACACTTCGAGTGGAAGTATTGGTTTAACATTTTTTATAATGTTTTGTTTTACTGTATATATTTTGTACTTATCAGTTGATTTTGCCTTACCTTTTTGTACTTCAATTATTCTAGGTGTAAGTAATTCTTTTCCACCAAAAATCATTGGTTTATTAGTTAATGTTTTTGTATCTTTTCCATCAACAATAACAGTTCCTCCAATAGGAGTTGATTTAATATTAACTTGAATCGTATTACTTGTAGCTTCATATGTAAGTTCTTCAATTAATGGTTCTTTAATTAATGGTTTTTGCTCTACTGCAGGAGATGATAACTCTATATTAGTAGTCATATTTCCATTATTATCTAAAAATCCTGTTTGTTTAGTATTTGGTCCAACTTGAGCAACTCGTTCACCACTACTTGTAGTAGTTACAGGACCTATCGCTTGACCAGAATTAATTAGTGCATTATCACTAGGAGTTCCTCCACTTACAATTACTGCGCCATTATTTTTAATGACACTATCTGTATATGCCCTATCAGTAGATAGTCCTCTTAGTTTTTTATATAAAGATTTATCATCCATTAGTGCTATTATCTATAATTAGTTGAATCAATTATTATTGTATCTGATGTTACATTACCAAATGAATCATTACCAAAAACTACTACCTCTTCAAAGTTAGGTATCTCATCAAAAGTATCTACAATATCTGGTGGTGGTGTTATTCCATCTGTACAATTACCTATTTTTGTAACCGATATACCTGGAAATCCAATTATACTACCATCTTGTGCACATATAGTTGTTTCTTCACCGGCTGATATGTAACTTGTTTTTTGTGATGCTCCACTTGCATCTTTGTATGTTAATGATATAGGACTTGCTTGGTTATTTCTAAACGGTTTATAATCAAGATTAATATCATTAAATCCAATTGCATCAATTCCATTAGCTCGTGTATTTCTTAACCTATATAATGAACTTGTATTTGTTAATTTTAATTTTGGATATTCTCTAACATCTCCTTTGAACTTTACAGAACCTACGATGTGTGTACAACTAAACGAATCATACATTACTCCATTTTTTTGTTCAGCTTTACCATCTGATGTTCTGTATTTTATAGTACCTACATCAGAATGGATGTAGTAATTTTTAGTTTCTGTATTTGGTTTAAATGTACAACTACCATCATCTACTGTTGCATTAGGATTGTAGTTTAATGCGTTAGGGTCTGTACAACCTTGTATTTCCACATCAATATCTGGATACATACAACTACCATCATCTACTGTTGCATACTTATTGTAATTCAATGAGTTAGGGTCTGTACATCCTTGTACTTCTGCAGAATCTGGTTCTGTTGATTCATAAACTGTATTAGAAGTACTTGATTTTAAAATTTGTTTTACCTTATCTAATGTTATTTGTTCTTCTTTAGTTAAAACACTTTTTGTTTTAATATCTCTTTTTGGTAAATAAAAATCAATACATCTTATTAATGATTCAAAAGATGCGTTTTCTATATCTGAAATACTTAACTCTACGCAATCATAATCTGGTCCAATTGGTTTTCCATATCTATTATCATTGATATCCCAAATTCTTTTTTGGGAATAATATTGCATTGATTCTATAAACTTTGTTTTAACTCTTTGTAAGAGTAATTCAAAACTATCTAATTTAAATTCTTTTAAAATTAATTTAGCATATCTTATACCATCTTCTTCTTTACCTTTTACTAAAAAGAAATCTTCTAATACTTTTTGTAAATTAATATTTTCAATAAAAACATTTACATAATATATTGTATCATCTCTAAAGTTTTTCTCATCCGTAAACATAGAGTATCTTCTTTCTAAATCTTTATTTTTACCCTTTGCTCTGTTTGGTAATAATCTAATTTCTGTTCTTGATGGTGAAATCTCATGTACCCATAAGTTGTTACCTTCTATGTTTTCAATACCTGTTCTTCTGTTTAGTAGAGTTACTTGAGTTCTGAATATTCCATTCGCATATCCAGCTTCTATTATTAGTTTTTCTAAATCAACAATAAACTCAATTGTATCGTTTTTCTTTTTTGTTTTATTATTTTTTGAAATTATAAAATAATCATTAACATTATCATCATCAATAAAGATGTATCTAACTAACTCACCAGAATCTCCTTGTGGTAATTGATTGTTAGCCGAATCATACAAAATGAATTCAATCATATCAGCACAACCTAGACCAAAGTTAGATTTAGATATTTCTTTTTCAAATATCGCCCTATCTTCGGAGTCTACCTTGTATCCTTTTCTATCTACGATTTCTTTAAAATATTGTTCAGCCATTATTAATTACCTTTTCCTCCAGTTTTCAATTTTCTATAAAATCTTGCTTTCATGTTAAATGATGTATTATCTATTGTTAGAGTAATATCATCATCAAATGTTTTTCTTCGTCCTTTTGGAGAATTTACGTTTCTTATTTTACTTGCATCTAAAATAACTTTACCTGGTGTACTACCACTTCTTGCTGGTATTGTTCCTGATTCAGGTGAAAGTTTAAACCATGGCTGTCCATGTCCACCAGAACCTGCACTTATACTAAAAGAATATGATACTTCGTTTTCTTCATTAAAGTTATATAACTCAAGTGTTGTTCCATTATGCCAACCACTACTTTTTCTATTTGACCTAAAGTAGAATGTATATCCATCATCTAATTCTCCTTGATTATCTATTTGGTCTTCTGGTATCTTCCAAGCATAATCTCCTTTTTGTTCAAATGAATTTGTAGGACCACTTAAACTTGCAAGTATTGCCGCATTTTCTTGTTGTGCCTCTTCTTGTTCCTCTATTCTATCTTTTAATTTTATTTGTTCAAGTAAACTTATTTTTTGTGCTTGTAAACCTCTTACCTGTGCAGTAAGTGAAACTCTTTCAACTGCTTCCTTTGTACCTTTTATAATAGAGTTTTGAAAATCTGCTAATAATGCCCCATATCTATCACTTAGGATTGTATTTTGATTATCTGCAACTGCCTTCTGTTGTAAACTAGCATCTAGTTGTTGTTGTAATGATAGATTTCTAGATTCCAATCCACTAATTTGTGATAGTGCATTATTTAATCTTTCTCTTAAATCTTCTATTTCATCTGTACTTAGATTAAATCTGTTATTAAGTTTATCAAATAATTCCTGCTTTACATACTTACCTTTTTTAAGTTTTTCTTTTCTAATTAACTCATCTACCCTTACATCAATTGCCTTTTGTAATTCTTCTTCGTTATACTTTGGTTTTTCAATGTATCCTGATGTTTCTCCATCAAAAGATGTTTGTTCTTGTACGAAGGGTTCTTCTACTTCATTTAAATCAGATTTAAATCTTGGAGATATTTGTTTTCCTTTTATTGGCATAGAACCAAACGGTTCTTCCTTTTTCTTTTTTGGCTTTGTTTCTTTTTTATTAATCTTAGACACAAGAATATTACCATTAGAATCTCTTCTAATTGCCTTTGAACCCTTTTCTACAAGTTCGTTTATTCTAAATCTATCTGATAATGCCATTTTATAATTCCACAGTAAACGTTAAATCTCTATCTTCAAAATATTCAATTACACCATCTCTATCTACTTTTATTTCAATATAATAATCTCTATTGATTTCCCAATTTGTTAAATTCAATTTGAAATAATTACCAGTTGCATCACAACTAACTTTTGTGTAATCACTAAATGGAACTATTACTTCATCTGTTATTATATCTTTGATTTGATAATATGTTGTTGATGGCAAATAATATACATCTGTATAAGAGTATTGATTGGTGTAAGTTTTAAGAGGATATTTTTCTCTTCCAAAAACTCTGATTTGAGGTTTACTTCCTCTCTTATATCTAGTTTTTAGTCTTTTGAATGTTATATGAATATCATCCGATGTAAGTTCAGTTAGAGAACCTGTATTAAAAACAGAATCATCCCAACCTATTCTTACTTTTGGTTGATAGATAGTATTTGTTTCTTTACTAAAGAATTTTAATTGTCCGTAATCTACGGTATCGTTTTCTAATGATGAATCGTGTTTTATTATGAATCCTTCATTTCCAAGCGTACCACTAATCCAACTATTAAAAGGTACTGTTACATCCATTTCAATATCAGCAGTTTCATAACTATATGATTGAGATGCAAATGAACCAGTGTACCACATTCCTCCCTTACCATTATATGAACCAGAACTTTCTAATGAAGCAGAACCCACTAACCAATTAGTTGAAGTTTTTCTTGTGTTCCAAGTTACTCCCTCAGTTGATATTTTATCAAATCTAGTACCAATACCCATATCCCACGATTGTGAAACAGGATATGCATAGATTGTATATTCACTTGGTATTTCGTTTGTATCACATTGTCTAATAATCATTGTTGCCAAACTCATTGTAACTTCTCCACTATCGATAGATTGTGAAAGTGGTGTTGTCTCAAATTTGATTAATGAACGAGCAGTATCTTTAAGGTTGCCATAGTAAACTTTAGATACCTCTAGTATCTCATCAAAACCAGTATTTTGTTTTGGTTGTTGTAAATATATACTAGCATCCTTTGATGCGGTTACGAAATAAAACATTATACTACTCTCCCTCTTATATCTTTGTTAGGAAACTTTACTTCAAATACAGAAGGGTCTAAAGATGGATAAACCATTTTACCTTTAGTTGCTTCTTGTATGTTGTATGAATTAGAAGAATAGTTTCCTAAACATTTGTTAATGATTTCACATTTTGGTACTGATTGTACTCCTTCTACACCAGCTATTAATAATTCAATTTCAGAAATGTTTATTGGCATATTAAATGTCCAATTATCTGTATTAAAATAGTTTTTAAGTTCTGAAGTTACTCTTGTTAATACTTGTCTTTTATTATATCCACCATATACTCGTATCTCAAAATCAACTCCAACGTTTATAATAAATCCATTTATAATATTAACACCATCTGTAAGTAATCGGTATTCACTTAAATATGTTTTTAAGTTTTCTTTTACTGCTCTGTTTAATGTAGTTAAGTTTTTATTTGAATCATATCCAAGTATATATAAATTAATTGCAAATGGATTGTTCTTTTCACTAACCGAACTTTTCTTATTTGCAAGAAACTTAGTTACTTCATCTTTAACTTGTTGTTCTGTTAAATCTTTATCTCTTAAACTTTGAACTAAACCTGTAAATTCTTCTAAAGAATCTTTATTTGATAAAATAGAAGCTGGTGAATTTAAATCTAACTCACCATCTGGTGCACAATATGCTTTTGCTATACCACCATACTTTGGAGGTAGAGATAATGCTCTAACTTGATAATCTTTTCTTGTTACCGCTCTGTTTTGTGAACCAAAGTTTGCAAGTGCATTTTCTCTAATCTCTTCAATCGTATCTGCACCTTTTCCACCAGTTGCTGGCTCTTCGTTATCACACGCTACTGAATTTTGAACTTCTCTATAAGATGATAACTCAGATGTTGTGAAAAATGATGTGTCTTCATCAAACTCTACTCTATCTATTCTAGTAATAGTTCCTGATGGAACATTTGCAGTAACACCACCACCTACTAAATAACTTACTGTTAGTGTTGTGTTAGATGGTGCTTGTCCATATGATTTTGTTTTTAAGAAATTAGATGGGTCAAATGATGCACCCAATCTATCTATTGAGTTGTTTAATCCCAATCCTACATTTTTAAAATTAGGAATTAGTGTTTCATCATTGGTTTGATTTCCTCCACCAAATACAATAGTTGTTGTGTTATCTTCATTTACTCTTGTAGTAAATCTTCTTGAAGTTTTAATTACTTTAAGAACATTAGGAACTGAATCTTTAAATTGTAATAAATCTTCATCAGTTTGTTCTGATGTTGCATAATCAACGTAAACCATTTCTTGTGCAAGATAAGGAACTTTGTACCACTTGTTTCCATTTGAATCTCTTACATCGTAAATATCAATTATGTTATCTTCTCCTAAATCTATCTTTGAAAACTGTTGTGATGTTCCAAACTCTATTTCAACTATTCTTAATTCAGCTGATATTGCATTTACAAATTTCTTTACAAGATATTTTGTTGGTTGATTTAAACCATCAGTTTCATATACTGTTATTTCTCTATCATCCTCTACGTTAAAATCTACTAACTCAGTAGTTCTGAATGATGGTCCTTCAGTACTTTCTACTATCATTCCTTCTTTAATTCTTAAGTAGTATTTTGAATCGGGTCTTATGTCCTCTCCACTACCAATTTTTGGTACTAATTGATAAACTGCTAATTTAGTAATTGCAGGTGAAGTTACTTTTGGTTTATATCCTAAGTATTCTGATAATGCTAATACGTTTTTCTTATCTTCCGCATATAACAACATTGATTCTTTTAATGAATCATCTACATAATAAGATAAAACATCCCCAACATAAGATGCCATCTCAATAAACATCATACCAGGAGAAGATTCATTAAAATCAGTATATGTTTTTGGAAAATATGTTTTTGCATACTCAATTAGATTTTCTCTAAATTGACCGAAATCTTTATTAAGATATTTTATATCTCTACCTTGATTACTCTTCCTTGTTACACTATTTAATGCCATATCTTATTTATCCCCTAACTGTAAATGTTATTTCTTGTAAATCTATTTGATTACCTACTGTAAACGATACTGATACATCTGCTCTGTTATTATCTTTCATCTCATCCGTCATTTTTACATCAATTTCATCTATGTTAATATATGGTAACCAAAACTTAACACTACTTGTAATTACCTTTTGTATGTTTTCAGCCAATAAATCGGTATTCTGTTCAAATAATAATGATTTTAAACCAGTACCAAAATTTGGTTGTAATATTCTTTCACCTTTTGAAGTTAATAACAAATTCTTTAAATTTGATTTTGCTTGTTCAAATGATGAAAATGCTTGTGCAAACATTCCTGTTTCACCTCGTTGTACAGGTAAAGTAATACCATATGCAAAGTCGTTAAACTCTTCAGTATCTTTTACTACTTTTTTATCAAGAATATATGCCACAATTTACTCCCTATCTTTTAAACTTTTTTACAAGTTCTGAATTATCTCTATTTAAAATTCTATCTAAACCAGGTAATCCTGTTTGTACACCTAATCCAGTTTTATTTGGTTGTTGTCTTACTTCACCATATCCCATCTTCTGTGCCATCTGAGCTTTCATACCGTCAATACCTGCACCTGCTCCTTGAGATGTAAAACTAACTGTTTTATCCATACTCTCATTTACAGGTTGTTGAAATTTATCTAATACAGATGTTCCACCACCGGGTGTTGTACTTCTTTGTGCTTTTGTAAATGGTTTTGTATTATTCAAAACTTCATTTATAATAGCATTCTTAGTGAATTGTTTTTTGGGTGCTTGTCTTTGTTCCTCAAGTGCAAGTTCTGCTTGTTCAAATGGGTCTACTTCATTTATTAATTCTGCAACTTGCGTAGAGGGAACGCTGACTACACCTCCCTTCACCTCTGCTAATCTTTTATTTACTTCTTCTGCCAATATCTTTGGAAAAGTTTTCGATAAAAATCGTTCTTGTTGTTTGGCAGTTTCTACCTCAACAAGAGTCTTTATTACTTTTATTAATTGTTTGTTGTTCATTTTGAATTCTGTTTATCTTAATATAAATATATGTTCTTTAATTTTATGGTTAATCAACACATGATGGGGGTAAAACAAAGCCTAAATATTTTTTTGGTACTTTTCTAAATGCACCACAACCATTTCTATTAAATCCTCCACCACTTGTATTTCCTTCTATTGTAATTATACCACCCGATTTAGTGACAGCTGCTACAATTCCTATATGATGAGCATCTGATACTGAACCATATAAAACAGCTGCACCTACCTTTGGAGTAGTAGACCAATAACCATTTTGTTTTCCCCAATTCATCCAAAAATCACAACCAGCTCTTCCATTTGGTGGTAGAGGTAATCCAGCTTCTTTCCACCAAGTTGTTACTGCGGCTGCACACCAATAATAACCACTACCAGTTTTTCTAACTTTAGCCTGATTATCTAATCCACAATTATCAAACATTTCATCTATTCTACCAGGTTCATCTTTCTGAACTCCGCCAGGAAAACCACCATAATTATTACCAGGTGGTGAACCTGTTTCTAATATTCCAATATCTTTTTTAGCTATCTGAACTACCTTTTCTCCTGCTTCACATTTATATTCTTCAGGTGTTTCTTTTTCTAACTCTTCGGCTTCTTCTTCAGATATATTTACAGGTACACTATTTACTTTACCCTCATTTAATTGAGTTTGTTTTAATTTAGAATATTCTTGTGCAGATGTTCTTCCTTGTTGTGGTAAAGAAGTATCATTTGCAACTCCATCTGCTTCTAATTTTTCTTTTTCTGCTTCCTGTTTATGTTCTTCATCCATTTCATCATTCTTTAAAAGGTTTCCAAGTTTCTTTAAAACTTTAGTTAGAAAACTTTCTGACTCAGGTTGTTCTGAGGTTTGTGATGGGGTTCCGCCTCCAATAATAGTATATCCTGTCCAAGGCCTAATTCCTTTTTGTGGAATTGGTGATGGAATTGAAGGATATAGTGATGTTGTAAAATAAAACCCACTTACTGTTGTAAGATGCTGTTGTATTCCTAAAATTAAACTATCTAGTAAAATGTTACTATCATTGTTAGGAAATGTTGGTGGTTGTGGTGCCCATGTTCCTATGTTACTAACAATAGATGAATTTAATAATATATTACCAATTGTTGCAATTGCAGGTATTACTGGTGGTACTCCTACAATAAACTCTGCACCAATCCAATACTGTCTTGTTGCATCTCCTAAATCATTAACAAAGTCATGTGTACCAGATTTTTTTTGTAAACTTTTTCTACAAGCAAATATTACTGAGTTCTTCATTAACTCGGTATTTCCACTAATAATTTTATTATTATTTATTGTTTGAAATCCTGATTTAATTAATAAATCATATTCAAATGTTAGTTTATCTGCAAAATCTTCAAACCGTTTTATACCGGATTGATTTTCCATATAACTTAGTAGGTTTTTTTTAAAAATGGAAACAGACATCTTATTCAGTAAAGTTTGTAGAAGATAATATTGTATCTAGTTTATTTTTTATATTCTTAAAATCTGCTTTATTGTTTGGTCCTACTGCTGTTGGCCCTGCAGGGGTTGAAAATATTTGTTTGTTAATAGTATCTATTAATTCTGCTAACAAATCAATTAAAGTTTGTCCTCTTGCAATTGGTTCTTTTGTTTCTTCCGTATTAAGAAATATTTTACCTTCTTCTCCTTGTCCTAAAATAAAAACAGGATTATCATTAGTTGTTATTCTTACTTCTCCATTAAAATCCATTTCAGCACCATCTAATCCATTATCTATTGTAAGTTTTCCATCTGATATAAATGAATAATTACCTTTTGAGAAAAATATCATTTCTGAATCTTTAGCGGATAAAACTATTCTACCACTATTGATTAAAACTTGGTCTGTTCCTTTTAGTTCTGGTGATTCGTGGTAAACTACATTATCATTTGTTTCTAATGTAACTTCATCGTTTCCAGGTAAAAATGGAAGCTCATACTCTCCACTCGAAAGAATAATTGAAGAACCATCATTTACAATATCTTCTTCTGTTGGTTCGAACTCTTTTAAATCTTCAATAGATTTATCATTCTGTCTGTTACGAATAATAATAGTTGGAGCTAGTTTATTTTCTTCATTATTATATCCACTAAATCTAATTGATTGACCAAACCTACTTTGAATTATCTTATCACCTTCATAAAATTTTAAAGGATTAATTTGAGTTGATTCAAAATATTCTCCTATTTTAGTTTCTCTAACAGAATTATCAGTATTACTAGTATTATTAGCAATACCTGTTTGAGATGTTTCATTATATGATTTTCCTTGTGATACAGATTTTTCTTCTTTTGGAGTTCCTTCTAGTAATGCATTTTCAACTGCGTTACCTGTATTAATATCTATACTTGGTATTCGTTTATAAAATAGTGTAGCCCCAATTTTTATCAACTGTACTACTTCTCCTATTAATGGAATTCCCTCATCAGGATTCATTGGTGGATATTCTGGTATATTTTCTAAATCATGTGTCGAATCGGTTCTGCTTGCAATCTTACAATGACCAATAACCATTTCTTTATCAGATACTTTATCAACTAAGTCATCTGGTAAAGCAATAGTATTTGCTTTACTATCATCAAGGTGTACAAAAACA